TTTGGTCGTGTATCCATCTGTAGATTGATCTCAATCACAAAGCGAAGTTAGTGAAAATATTTGACATTTTCAAGTCCCAAAAGAGACAAACAGCTGTTGCAATATATTGATTATCTTTGTTTTATGAAGAGTAAGTACAAATACGATAAGGGCGGTAAACCTAAAGGGAAGGGTCCTAACAAGAATCAAAAAGGGTTAGACAGGATAGAGAAAACTGTAGAGCAGCTTAGAGAAGAATACGAAGCAAAGTATCCATTTGCTCAAGATTATGACGCTGTATCTACACCAGAGGGATTACCAACATTTGAGGAGTTTGTATTAAGTAAAGATGCAGGTAGGGTTTACAATGAAGCAGATCCTCTATGGCAGTATCAAAAGACCAGCCAGTTAGGACCTTTAGCTTTTCAAAGATGGCGTGGAGCACAAACATCTAAAGATGGTAAGAACTATCGCACACCTTATGTAGTTCTTCCAGATTCTCAATCATTTAGCCCTAGTCAAATTGCAGTAGCACGTCAATCTGGAGACGCAGGGGATGTTGTTGGAACAGCAGGACTTACTACGAATTTAAAAGGGTACAAGGAAGGTCATAGGAAATGGTTAGAACAGCGCTCTATATTAGATAAGATAAAGGGAATACCGGGCTCTATAGCTCCACCAGCAAATTATGTGACGGGCAGAGGTGCAGCCATTGGAGGTAGAAACATACCAGAGGCATTGAATGCATACTGGATGAGCAAAGCATTTGGAAAGATTCCAATGCCAGGTGAGGATAAAGCTATTTCTGTACCTGAGGTTGCTAATGTTATTGGATCGTTTATGTCTATGCCTATACTAGGAAGTAGTGACGTAGTAGTACCTACAGCTGGACTCAAGGTTAATCCTTTCGGCAAGCAGGTACGAGCTCTTAAAAAAGATGCACGCAGAGAAAGCAAACAGCTAGACAAGAAGTTAGCTAAAGGAGAGAAGTATTACACCCGCGAGTTAGAAAAAGAAAAATCTAGGCTTGAGGATCAGCTAGACCTCTATGAAAAGCGCTACGGTATCAGACCAACTGTTCAAGACAATACAATGAATATGCCTAACTTTGTTAGACCAGCTGTTGAAGCTAAACGTAGTCAGAACCGCAACCCTATATTCTTAAAACAAGGAGGCAAGGTAAAATTAAAGAAGAAGAAATGAAGCCTAAGTATAGAAATGGAGGACCAGTAGATCCACCAAAAAAATATGATCCATACGGATTCCCTGTATCTGATACTACTGGTACAGCTTCTTACGAGAAGATGGCTGAGTATCTGCTAAAGACTCGTGGCGGCAGCCGTGAGCGAATGGAAGATCTTATGTATGATATTGCTGCCGTAGAGTCTGGACTTAGTTTTGATCCAGCAATACACCAGAAAGGTGGAGGACCAGGTCGTGGTATATTTCAATATGAGGGACCGTATACAGACGATAGCAGCAATCGTGCTTTAGATGCTGTAAATAGAGCTGTTGCATACTACAAATCAGACAAAACAGCAAAGATGCCAGAGTGGCTAAAAACATTTATCAACGAGTCTGATGGCTCTTATGATTTCTCTAAGCTCAGCATACCTCAACAGAAATCTTTATTCTTAGCTGATTACAGTCAATCTAGTACTATACCATTTGAATCATTCATGCAGGGTAATGGAAATACAGAAGATATGTGGGCAAACTACCACAAAGTTTCTGGAGCTGATAGACCACACTTTCGTGAACTAGAAAGAATAGCTGATAAAGAAAAGCAAAAAAATACAATGACAATGGATGAGATAAGATCATTGTTATACGGAAGAAGTGTTATGCCTAAATAAAAAACAATGAAAGCAAAAAAATCACCTTGCTGGGAAGGATACGAGATGGTAGGCACTAAGATGAAGGGCGGAAAGAAAGTACCCAACTGTGTGCCTAAGAAAAAGAAATACTCTAAAGGAGGTTCGGTTAAACCTAAGTACAAGTGCGGTGGCAAAATGTATAAGTGATGAAGGCTAAAAAGAAAGACAGCAAAGTAATGGTAAAGGCTCCATCGGGATACCACTGGATGTCCAAGGGTGGTCGCTACTACTTAATGAAGCACAGCGGTAAGTTTGTACCACACAAAGGTGCAGCTATGGAAATGCCTTTTAAAACTATAAGTGCACATTAATAGCTTCGTCTCCTTCCATCTTGCGATAAAATTTTGAAACGACCAGTCTTCCCTGTTGAGATAATGCGTATCTTACTCTGTAGTTATATTTAGTTTCATCTCGGAAAATATGATCCTCTCTGGTGTCAGATGGCGTGAGCTTATCAAAGTGCTTGTAAATGTATCCTCTAGAAAGAAGTGGGTATACAAGCCTACGTCCTACATTTCGTTTCTCATATTCGTACTCAGCGGAAATCCAGTCCAGCGTGAAGAACTCCAGGTCATAGATGAAGATCATGAACCTCATCTCTTTATCTGATAGATTATATCTTGCTGTCATGTCTTTCATTACTAGTGACCACAGCTTCAAGTAGTTATTTTTAATGAATTTTTCCTTGATAAAGCTGAACTCTCTAAACAGCTTTGTTTTGGCTACTCGTCCCTTTGGCATAAGCCTGTGTATTAAATTAGTATCTTTGTGTAAAATTAATGAATTAAGCTATGGGTACATTAGCAGGTCAGGCAATAAAAGATAAATACGGTAACCTACTACAAGTAGAGGGCGGTATCACGTCTACATTAAAGACTGTAGAGGACGGAACCGGGAATACCTCAGCACTATCTATATCTACAGATGCTGTAGAGATTTCAGGAATGAGCTTCTCGTCAGCGCCAACATCATCTTCAACAGAAGCTACAGCTCTATTTATTGACTCAAACAATAATGTAGTGACTCGTGAGCTTAGCAGTAATGCATTTTCATCTGTTGATATTACTTTTTCAAATCCAATGTTTGTATTACGACCTAATGGTTCGTATACATTAACAACAACACCTACAACGCCTACACAGGCTGGAGTAAATAACGGTAGTAACGCATCTTCACATTTAGTGAATGACTCAAGTAATACCCATTTACAAAGTTCATCTACGACTACAGGTGCTGTCACTATTGAACGTGCTGGATTAATTAAAATTGAAGTATCTTTTATGTTGGAGATTACAGCAACAAATACTGATGTTAAAATTGACATAAAGGAAAAACCATCAGGAGGATCTGCAACCACTATTCAAAATATCACACGTACTAAAGCAGCTACTGGTAATATGGCTATTGGATTTAGTTTAATACGTCATGCGGGTGCTGATACAGATATTTACTACGAAATATATATGAACTCAAGTGGTGGCGGATCACTACTTACCACAAGTACATTGTCAATTACTAAATTAGACTAATGAATAACGACCAAAAAGACTGCCTACTAGAAATTCAAGAGCTGTTCATTGCAATTAATGAAACAGTAAAAAAATACGGAGTACAAAATTCCTTTGTTAGCTGTCTTGCTGTTGGTTTTTTAAATATGGAAGACTCCTATATTGATGAAGATGGTGAAGAACGTACCAGTATGCACCTATTGTCATCTATAGAATGCGCTGACGATGAAGAGCTTGATGAGTTGTTATCGTACTGCGTTGAAGCACACCAAGCTTTATTGAAAGAAGAGCAAGAAGAAAGAAAAGAAAAAGAAGAAGATCCAAGCACTATAGACTACTGGCTCAAGAAAATGGGCGGTGATGGATCGGTAAATTAATTTGACATGATACGTAAAATCGTAATAGGGGTAAACCCCTTAAAAGCTATGGCTTACTATGTAGGTCAGCGAGCTGGAGAATCTGTAGTAGACACTATTATATTTGACGACAAGTACGCACATCAGTACAACAAGGCTAGGTATTTAATATACATAGCACACCCATCTGATGGTATTATGCTTTGGAAGTCTGTTACAGATATGCCTGTACTCATTGAGTACGACTGCGACTTTGAATAATTAAATTAAATACATATGAAGTCACTCTATGATTTCCTGGTCTATTTGCCTAAGGCATTTAATGACGAGGTAAAAGTCGGTGACACTAAACTCCATCTAGATCCTAAGTGGGACGAGTTTAACAACCGTAAGATGGAAGCTGAGGTGTACGCCACTCCATTAAAGTATGATACTCCTGTAAAGGTAGGAGACACTATCTACTTCCATCATCACGTAGTAATTGCTGGTAACGGCAAGGGTCAAGAAATTGATGAGAATCTATACCGGGTAGCCTACGATCCAAACAACAGCCACAGAACACAAGCTTATGCTTACAAGTGTAGAGACACTGGTGAGATACATCTGATTAGTGAGTGGATATTCTTAAAGCCAGAAGAGCAGAAAGACGAGGAGGTAACCAATAGCGGTATCATCCTGGAGATTAAAAAGCCTGAGTACAACCAGTTTGGATATGTACTGTACGATTCACCTGCTGTTAGAGAGCTAGGGCTCAAGAAAGGTGATAAAGTAATGATCATGAAGAATGCTGACTACAGAATGGAGATTGATGGTCAGGAGGTTTACCGTACGCACATGGATCACATCTACGCAACAGGATTCTAATGGGACGCAGGAAAGTATTTGACAGTGTAAGAGCTGGAGAAGAGCTGCTGCACGCCATGTCTATAGCGATAGAAAACATTACAGAAGAAATTAAGAAACCTGTAGACAAAGAGCTAAGCGGTAGCCAGCGTAGATCGGAGCTGCAAAGTATTAAGCAGTCGGCAATAGACGCTAAGGATCTAATAACAGAATATCAAAAGCTAGAGCAGATGCTAAAGGAATTGAAGAAAACAGGTCAGATAAAAGATGACGTAGACTTTTCTTCTGGGTTCAGCGAGAAATTTGCTAAACAATAAATAATTAAATGGCTGGACTGGTCAATATAGAAGGTATAGAAGAACAGGTGGTAAACATCTGTCCAAAAGGAACTCAGGGTGAGGTCATTGAGATCTCTGGACTGTACATCCAGCTCCCTGAGGTCCCAAATGAGACAGATATACTGTTTAGTAATCTACCTAAGAAAGACCAGTATTGGCGCAGGATAGAGCCGCCAAAGGAACTAATTAAAGTTAGATCCATGGATGAGTGGCACGATATGCCAAAGCAATTTAAAGAGAAGTACACAGCATACATACAGCGAGAGTTTCAACGTAGGCGTGACGGTGTGTGGTTCATGAATAACGGTGTTCCAACATACATTACTGGTCACCACTATATGTTCTTGCAGTGGTCTAACATTGACATCGGATACCCAAGTTATCTAGAGTTCCAGAACAGGTTGTCACGTCACTTTGTTGCCTGTGAATCAGACCCACGTTCAATGGGACAGGTCTACGTTAAGTGTAGACGTTCTGGATATACACAGATGTGTTCTGGAAACCTAGCAGATGAGGGCACACAGGTAAAAGACAAGCTACTAGGTATTATATCTAAGACTGGTAAGGATGCGCAGGAAAACGTGTTCATGAAGAAGATTATGCCGATATACCGGAACTATCCATTCTTCTTCAAGCCTATCCAGGACGGTACTACCAATCCACGTACAGAGCTGGCATTTCGTGAGCCATCTAAACGTATTACCAAGAATAACAAGACAACAAACAGAAACGAGGCACTAGACACCATCATCAACTGGAAGAACACCACATCCAACGCATACGATGGTGAAAAGCTACATTTGCTATTTCTTGATGAGGCAGGTAAGATTGAAAAGCCTGAAGACATCACAGAGATCTGGCGTATCCACCGTACTTGTTTGCTTGTAGGTCGTAAGATTATAGGTAAGGCTATGGTAGGTTCTACGGTTAACCCGCTGGATAAAGGTGGTTCCAACTTTAAGAAAATGGTCTACAGCTCTGACCCTACCGAGCGAAACGACAACGGACGTACTAAGACAGGTCTCTATAAAATATTTATACCAGCATATGAAGCACTAGAGGGTTTCTTTGATAAATATGGCAACCCTGTAATTGACAATCCTGAAGAACCAGTTCTAGGTGTTGACGATGAGATGATTGAGATCGGTGCTAAGACGTTCTTAAAGAATGAGCGTAGAGCATTATCTGGAGACAGCTATGAACTCAATGAGGTTATACGTCAGTTTCCATTTACAATGGAGGAAGCATTCCGTGATTCCACAAAAGCGTCTACGTTTAACATCGCTAAGATCTATGAGCAGCTAGAGCACAATATGGAGCTGTTCCCCAATCCTGTAGTTCAAGGAAACTTTGTCTGGGAGAATGGAGTTCAGGATTCAAAGGTCTTGTTCAGACCGGACCCTAATGGTAGGTTTAGAGTATCGTGGATGCCACCAGATGAAATACGCAACAAGGTGGAAACCAGATATGGCAAGAAGTTTCCTGGTAACTCATGGCTAGGCGTAGGTGGTGTGGATAGCTATGACCTTGACTCTACTGTTGATGGGCGTGGCTCTAAGGGTGCACTGCACCTATACAACAAAATAAATATGGAACACCCATCCAATATGTTTGTATTAGAGTATGCGTCACGTCCACCACTTGCTCGTATATTTTATGAAGATGTATTAATGGCTGCTGTTTTTTATGGGTATCTAATACTAATAGAAAATAATAAATATGGTATTGCTAGATACTTTGAAAACAGAGGGTATGACGGATATCTAATGGATAGACCGGAGCACCTTAACACTACACGAAGCTCAACAAAAACAAAAGGTATACCTTCTAACTCTCAGGATATTATTCAAGCTCACGCCCAGTCTATTGAGGCATACATCCACGAACACGTAGGCACAAATGAAGAGGGATTCGGTGGTAAGATGTTCTTTGATCGTACGCTAGAAGATTGGATTAATTTCAAGATTGACGACCGTACAAAGTATGACCTTACCATCAGTTCTGGTCTTGCGCTTTTAGCTGCACAAAAATCTATTCAAAAAGAAAAGAAGAAAACAGAAGCTAAAAAATTCTTCCGCAAAGTCAAGCCAATACAACGTTAATATATTATCTATCTTTGTAGTTGATTAAGATTCAGCGAAAAGATGAATATAACTAAAAAAGGAGGCTTCCCTAACCCATTGGCAGACAGCTCAGAAAAGTCTGTCAAAGCGTATGGGTTGGAGTACGCTAAAGCAATCATGAACCAGTGGGGCGGTCTTGACACTGAAGGCAGCCTGTACCAAAAGAGGTACAAAGAGTTTGAACAGTCTCGTATGTATGCAAATGGGACACAGGATACTCGCATCTATAAACAGATACTTAACAGCTTAGATCCAAACAACGATGACGGTTCATTGCTGTCTATTGACTGGACTCCAGTACCTATCGTCCCCAAGTTTGTAAAGATTGTAGTTAATAAGATTATATCATCATATCGCTATCCACAAATTGAAGCTATTGATCCTCTATCTCAAAGCGAGAAGGACCTTAAAAAGAAAAAGGTTGCATTGCGCATTGAAAAGAAAGAGATGATCCAGGAAGCAAAGCAAGCAGGTCTACAGGTAGAGATTGACCCTGACCAATTGCCAGAGACTCCTGAAGAAGCTGAAATCTTCCTAGAAACAAACATAAAGACGGATGCAGAAATTGCGGGTCAGATTGCCACACAGCTAACACTAAGCTGGAACGATTTTGATGAGCGCATCTACAGACGCTGTGTTGAGGATCTTGCATCGTGTGGCATGGCTGTAGCTAAGCGCTCCAACGATCCTAACTACGGAATCAATGAGGAGTATGTTGATCCCGCAATGTTCATCCACAGCTACACCGATGACCCTACATTCTCTGATGTAGTGTATGCAGGTCACATCAAGCGACTAAGCATCATGGAGCTCAAGCGTTTGGCTGGTGATCAGTTTACGGAAAAGGAATATGCTGACATGGCGCACAACGTTATGAATAAGCATAGCAATAGTGCTGATCGTTTTACAGAAAAATACTACGACAAGCAGCTAAACAAATACAAGTACGGATACGATGAGTACACCATTGAGGTGTTAGACTTTGAATTCTTGTCTGTAGATTCTATGATCTATGAGAACAAGATGTCTCGCTTTGGTAATATGGGATTCTATTTTAAAGGAGAGAAGTATGAAGCTCCTAAGAATTCTATTTACGATCGTGACCCGGTATACATGAACAACACTACTCTTTACGGTGGTATCTACATTATTGGTACTGAACACATCTTTAACTACGAGCGTAAGGCTAATATCCCTAAGAACATCCACGATATCTCTAGAGCACGCTTATCGTACAGCATTGTAGCTGTTAATATGCGTAACATGATTCCTAAGTCTTTGGTATCTGGTATCATTGGATTTGCTGATCAGTTGCAGCTCACGCACTTAAAGCTACAGCAAGCTGTTGCTAAGAGTAAGCCTGACGGCATCATGGTAGACATTGAAGGTCTTGAAAATGTAGACTTAGGTCGTGGTGGTGAGCTACAGCCTTTGGATATCCAAGACATCTACGAACAAACAGGTGTCTTCTACTACAGAAGTAAAAACCCAGAGGGAGGGTTCCAGAATCCACCTATCCGTGAGATTAATAATACGATCCGTAACATCAACGAGCTTATTGCTCTATACAACCATTACTTGCGCATGATTAGAGATGCGACAGGTATCAATGAAGTTATGGATGGCTCTACTCCAAAAGGTGAAGCACTAGTAGGTGTTAACCAGATGGCTGTAAGCGCAGGAAACAACGCTATATACGATATTACTAACTCATCTATGATCTTGTACCGGAGAGTCTGTGAAGACATCTTAAAATGCGTGCAAATCCTTCCTGTAGAGTCTGTGATATTTAAAGTGTATGAGAAAGCTATTGGTAAATCTAATATGCAGGTTCTATCAAGTTTCAGAGATCTGCCGATGTACAACTTTGGTGTACGTGTTCTCACAGACCTCAATGATATGGACCGACAGTATCTTGAGCAAAATATACAAGTAGCACTTGCTCAAAAAGAGTTAGACCTTGAAGATGCTATTGCTATTCGTCAGATGAAAGATGTTGACCAAGCAGAGCGACTACTCGTTATTAGACGTAAGAAGCGTATTGCTCAACAACAGGCTATTGCCCAGCAAAATGTAATGGCTCAGTCTCAAGCTCAAGCACAACAAGCTCAAGCTACTATGCAAGCTGAGGTTCAGAAGCAGCAAGTATTAGCACAGCTAGAGATGCAGAAGAAAGAGTTTGAGTTCCAACTCCAAGCTCAGTTGTCTCAAATGGAACACCAGATGAAAATAGAGCTTGAGCGTATTAAAGGTGAGTACGGAATTGCTGAACAGCAAATTGAAAGCCGTGCTGAAGCTCAGGATGAAATGATGAAAGAAGACCGTAAAGACCAGCGAGTTAAGAAACAAGCTGTAGAGCAAAGTAAGCTTTTATCTCAACGTCAAGGTAAGCGTGGTGAACTTGAAAATCAAAACAGCCCGCTAGACCAACTATTTGGTAATCAATGATTTAGTACCTTTGCAACATGGCAACACAAATAAACTTAGATAACGCAACAAGAGTAGACATCACTTGTCGTAAAGGTGATACTTTTAAGTTGGAATTTACATTTTCAGATGATGATGGAGACGCTATAGATCTAAGCAGTTATAGTTGGAAAATGGATGTAAAAGAAACAGATACATCATCTTCTGATATTATAGCTGATGATAGTTTTACGTACACTGGTACAGCAGAAGGTAAACTTACTATTGAAGCAGAAGCATCTACAATGTCTCAAGTATCTGGTGGGTTGTATGTTTATGATTTACAATCCACTAATAACGGAACAGTTAAAACTTGGGTTTACGGATTGTTTAAAATTAACGAAGACGTAAGTGAGTAATATAGAGGTAAATACTGGTAGCGGAATTACAATTGGCGGTGTAAACACATCTACGAGTTCTGTAGCGATAAAACAACCTTCTGTAAACGTAAGTGTATCTGGCGTTATAGGTACTGGTATTGATGACGCTCATTACATACATAGACAGGATATGCTTTCAAAAGTATGGGCTGTTGAGCATAACATGAATAAATATCCATCTGTCACTATTGTAGACAGTGGAGATAACGTATTGTACGCTGAGGTGGAGTACATAGATAAAAATAACCTAGAAATCCGTTTTGTAGCCTCAACAAGCGGTAAAGCCTATCTAAACTAAAAAAATAAATTATGGCATTAGTTTTTAAAAGTCACATTGACTTAGGGGGATTACAGCTTCAGAAGGCTGTAATTCATCCACTGAGCTCAGACCCTCAGAACGCATCTGAAGGTCAAATCTATTGGAATACTGGAGATGATAAGCTCTATGTATACAATGGTTCTGCATGGTTGGACGTAACAGGTGATGTTCGTTCTATTTCAGCAGGTACTGGTATTGCTGTATCAGATGGTTCTGGTGGTGATGCTACGGTATCTCTTTCACACTTAGGTCTTGAGTCTCTTGCAGCTCGTAGTAGTGAATCTGTAGATGCAATTTTCTTCTATGATGTAAGCGGTGCTGGTTCTGGGTATCTTACTTGTGATACTACAACGGGTATTCGTATTGACGGTACTGATCTTGAGCTTTACAATATCCCTAACGCATCACTTGCTAACTCTACCTTCCAAGTAATTGGTGGTAACGGTTTGACTGGCGGTTCTTCTGCTACTTCACTAGGTAGTTCTTCTACTCTTGCAGTTGGAGCTGGAACTGGTATTAGCGTAGGTACTGATGCTGTTGCTGTTAAGGGTGCTTCGTCTTTGAGTGACGATACCATTGTAATGTGGGATGATACAAACGGTCAGTTTGTTGATACTGTAATTACACAGAATGCTAGTACTAACGTAGTTACAATTGATGACGACTTAGTTGTAACTGGTGACTTAACAGTTCAAGGTTCATTAACCAGTCTTGAAACCACAAACACAGCAATTACTGATAACGTAATCGTGCTGAACAGTGGAGAAACTGGCGCAGGTATTACGTCTGTTACCTCTGGTATTGAGATTGACCGTGGTACAAGTGGTAATAAAACATTTGTTTACCACGAGACTAATGGTCAATGGGAGCTTAGCGGTCAGTTAAAGATCAGCGATATTCCTTCTGTCAGCTCTGGTGTTGGGGCATTCCTTATCCAGAATGACGTTACAGACGATGCAGGGGAGATTAAAAAGATGCCTCTTGCAGATGTACGTAATGAACTAGGTGTATCCAACATGACTGTAACTCTAGAAGCTTCTACTGGTACACAAGCTACTGGAGCTGTATGGGTAACTAAGTCTTCAAACACTTACACTGTAGAACACCAAATGGGTACTAAGTTTGTAATGTGTGAAGTTTACGACAGCACAGATTTTATTAGTGTTATGGTGGAGATTAAGCGCAGTTCAGATAATGCAGTACAAGTAATTTTTGCTGATTCTGTTACTGACGGAGACTACTACTTGTCTATCCAAGCAACAAGGTTCCAGAGCCACGGTGATGATGGTAACATCCAAGGCGGCGGCGGAGGACAGATCGGAGGATAACACTCCGATACTCTAAAATAAGGAGGGGCATATCGCCCCTCTTTTTTTTGTATTTTTGCTACTAGTCTAGACTATCATATTATGGCAATAAAGTTATTAAGCGGATTAAACATTCCAGACATTACCGCTGGCTCTATTTTAAAGGTTGATTCAAATGGAAACTTAGCAGCTGCGGTAGCTGGAACCGATTATAGCACTACGCTGTGGACCACTACGAGTTCAGATATTTATAGAAATAGTGATGTACGTATTGGTACGTATCAAACAGCTATTTCTCCTGACGCTCGTCTACACGTTTTTGATTATCAGACTACCACTCCTAAGATTCTAATTGAAGACGGTAACACTGGTGATGCCAGTATGCAGTTTAAGATTAGTACCCAGCAGTACACGATGGGTATTGACAACTCAGACTCTGATAAGTTTATCCTTGCTGCCTCTTCTGCTTTAGGAACTACTAATGTACTTGAGGTTGCCACTAATGGAACAGCTGCTTTCCAAGAGCAAGTGTTGTTTAATAAAAGAATATACTTACCTGGAGATGGCACGGCTACAAGAGAAGCACTTCTTGATGCTCATGGAACTAGAGCAATTCTTTACAAAGAGAGTAATGGAGCTTATTGGCAAGTAGCGCAGGGGTCTAATCAGTTTGAAATTGTAGACGCAGCCAACGGAAATAACGCTAAGGGTAATGTAATGCTTCGTGTCAGTGGTCAAGATGCTGACGACAATCAATTACATCTTGCATTAAATGGTGGTAAGGTTGGTATTGGAACTAGTAGTCCAGGTACTGAACTAGAAATAGGCGATGGTACTGGCTCACCTGCAATCACTTTAAATAAGTCTACTACTGGCGAAGCTACGTTATTCTTTGATAATGGGGGTAACAACAAAAACTGGATTAAAGCGGATTCAGCAGAAAGCCTAGTATTTGCAACAAATAATACTGCTAATGTAATCATTAAAGAAGGAGGCAGCGTAGGTATAGGGACTGATAGTCCATCTGGTAAACTTCATAGCTATATTTCAGAAAGCAGACAGATGGGTCACAATGCTGTTGGCGGTGACCTAGGTGTGATTAGCGATAATAACTCTGCTCCAGTACTATATGTGAAGGGTACAGGTACTGCTGATTTAGTAAACATTTTTGATAATACTACAGAAGTATTTACAATACTAGATGGCGGTAACGTAGGTATTGGTACTGCTAGTCCAGACTTTAAATTAGATGTTGCTGGGGATATAGGTATGGATGGCAAGTTGTATCACAACGGTGATCACAATACTTATATTAGTTTTCAAGGCGATACACAAATTTTTAGGACTGGCGGTACTGATAGAATGACCATTACAAACGGTGGTATTGGTATTGGAACTGCAAGTCCCGCTTATGATTTAGATGTTTCTGGTAATGTTAGAATTACTGGAAATATATGGGGTACTAATAGAACTTCTGTATTACATAATTTTGTTACTGATGCCTCTTATGAAGGCAATGCATTCTACAATCCGGAAACATTTAACGCTTTTGCGGGAGCGAATAAGTGGTCAACTATTACAATTACTAATGCTTATCAAAGTAATAGAACTACAAGTATATCAAGTCTTAGTGCTGCTGTATTCCAAGTAGGTGGTAATACTTGGCAACCTTATTTTGATGCATCAGAAACTGACATGGTCATTGAAATTGACCATACAAACGAACCTCTTAGATATGGGGGTCATATCGGTATTCAATGGACAAACAGCGGTTGGTCTGCACGTAATGTTAAAATAGAGGTATACAACGGAACCTCTTGGACTACTATTAAAGACATTACTGGAAATCAAGCCACCACAGTGGTTGCCTCACATAGTGCTGGTTCGGCTGGAGTACAAAAAACTAAATTTACTTTAGGCGACCCTAACAATAGCGCTGGAGGGTATATGCGTATATCCAAGATATTTGCTACAGATTACAAAGGAGATAGTTCTTATGATATTGCTCGTTCTGGTACGTACTACTTAGAAAAATTTGTAGACAACCAGCATTACAGCAATATATATCCAGCTGTTGATAGCACTTATACACTTGGTACAAGTACTTATTATTACTCTGGTGTTTATACAGATAAAATATTTTTAAACGGAACAGATTCAAACACAAGCTCTACAACAGCACTTGTTTTAAACGGAACTGAAGTAGAAAAACGTACTCTTGGGTCTAATGCATTTACTTCTACTGATTTTGTTGCTTCTGCTGGTGATACAATGACTGGCGACCTTACTATTAAAAGAGGTCATGGTGATTTAACGTTCCTTACTTTAAAGCAAGAAAATACTGACGGAGATTTAATAGAGCAAAAATCGTTTATTGACTTTACGTTTGTTGATGCCAACACCAATGAAACCCCACAAGTAAGAATTGGTGCTGAGGTAGGTAACAACGATGGAAGTGCTTCTAGTCTTGGAGAAGAAGGTATGGGTGCGTTTGTGGTATACACAAATAATGCAGACACTGATGCTGGTGATGCTGGCACTTCACTTGCTGAAAGATTTAGAGTAGACAGACTTGGCAACGTTGGTATTGGGACTAGCTCACCTTCACAAAAACTACATGTTGTAGGTGATATTTACACTACTTCAGACTTTAGAGGAAACAGTATAATTACTAATAACGCTGCTTTATCTATAGACAATACTGGTATACAGCCTGCACAAGGTGAAGTAGAAGACATTGTAGCGTTTAAATTTTTAACAACCA